ACTGACAGCAGACAATGTAGATGTCATTGTTACTCCTACTGATACCTACACTATTATTGACACAGGCATAACTTTGCAACAACAGGCAATGGTCATGGCATTAGAAAAAGCATTGGGTATTGTCACAGCAGCGTGTCGTGCTGTTGGCATTGATAGAAGCACACACTACGAATGGCTCAAAAAAAACAAAGCATACAGAAAGCTGTGCAACGACATAGACAATGTAGCACTTGACTTTGCTGAATCTTGTCTGCACAAACAGATTGCAAAGGGCAATCCATTGTCCACTATATTCTATCTAAAATGTAAAGCAAAGAAGCGAGGGTACATTGAGCAAAGCACAATCGAGATAAAAGGTAACATGAAATTTAGAGCAGACTTTGGCACAAGCAATCTTATACAATCCCCATCCGAATCAGCAGAAGATACACAATAGCATCAATGACGAAGAATACAAATACTATGTGATTTGTATCGGTAGGCAGTTTGGCAAGACGATGATGGCTACCAACCAGATGATGTATTGGGCATTGAATAATCCACGCAGTAAGATAGCATGGGTATCGCCTGTGTATAAACAAGCGAAGAAAGTATTTGCCGACACATACAAGGCATTCATCAAGCGACCAGAGATTTACAAGAACATCAACAAGGGTGATTTGATTGTCGAATATCGCAATGGCTCAACTATCCAATTCTTTTCATCCGAGAGATACGACAACATTCGTGGTTACACCTTTGACTATCTGATATGCGATGAGTTTGCGTTCATGGATGCAGAGGCATGGACAGAAGTGTTACGGGCAACTGTACTGGTGAAAGGCAAGAAGGTTATATTGATTTCCACACCGAGAGGTAAGAATCACTTCTACCACTTGCATCAATTAGATTCAGTCAATCCGCAATACAAGTCATTCTCAATGTCATCCTACGACAATCCAATGATTCAGAGATCAGAGATTGACGATGCGAAGCTCACACTACCAGAACATATCTTCAAGCAAGAGTACATGGCTGAATTTCTCGATGGGGGTAGTGGTCTGTTCATGCACATCAACTATTCAACACAGGTTGACACATCACCAAAGTATTATGCAGGTCTTGACTTGGGAAGGGCAGATGATTACACTGTCCTGACTATCTTCAACCAACAAGGGCAGATGGTATTTGCAGACAGGTGGAGGCAAACGACATGGAGCAACATTGTATCGGAGGTATGTAAGCACATCAACACCTATCAAGCATTTACGTTTGTTGAGGTGAACAGCATTGGTGATGCTATCTTTGAGCAGGTGCAGAAGGGTGTGATGCACAGGGATAGAATCTATCCATTCGTCACCACATCGAAATCAAAGCAAGACATCATTGAAGCTCTCATAGTAGCCAACAACAATAAAGAGGTGCAGTTCCTACCAATAGATTGGCTAAAAAAAGAATTCGAGGTATTCACCTACGAATACAATCCTGCTTCCAAGTCGGTCAAGTATTCTGCACCATCAGGATTCCACGATGACGGTGTTATGGCTACCTGCATCGCATACTACTCATTGAAGTCAAACAAGAATTCAGGCATCTACAATGTTAGGTGATGAAGGGGGTTGTACAAATCAATTAATCTAACTTATATTATTATGAAGAAATTCTCATGGGGTAATCTTACATTAGGTCAATATGCTGATTTTGAAACAGCAAGGAAGCAAGAGTGCATCTTACCAGTTGACCTTCTTGAAAAGGATTGTAAACTGATTTCACTACTTACAAAGATTCCTTTGTCAGAACTTGAATCAATGCCAATGGCAGAGTTCAACGAGTATCGCAAGGCAATGTATGAATTTGTGGCGGTAGAGTTAAAAGGTAGATTCATGGCCAAGTTTAAGTTGGCACATCGCAAGTTTGTCTTTGATCCATCCAACAACAACATCAAGGTGAGCAACCTTACTGACTTGTCGCTGTTAAAGATTACAGGAGAGAATCTGGCAGAGCAGTTGCCAACAATCGTGAGTATATTCTGCAAAGAAAAGAAGGTGTGGTACATGCCATTCAGAAAGCCATTGGAATTCCAACAACGCATGAAGTTGTTTAAGGAGCAACTAAATTTAGAGATTGGATTCGGTGTGGCTGTTTTTTTTTGCAAGGTATCGGAAGAATTACCCAATCTTATGCAGAGCTATTTGGAAGCCGAACTGCTGAAAGTGGACAACCTGCTGAACGAGGCGAAAGAGATGATACGACAGGTGGAGGAGGGATGACCTTATTTGAGCAGTGGGGATATATGTACACAGTCCACATTCTGTGTAAGTATGATAGAACAAAGTGGGACTATTTTATGGAGATGAACATAATCGATTTCTTTAACTACATGAGTTTGGAACAGGACATCGAAAAGGAAAGAGAGTTACAACGCATGATGCAAAAGTAAGATGGAAGAAAGGACAATATATCAAACACTTGAAGACTTTGGAAACAAGGTGCAGAGTGACTTACGAAAGAGTTTGGTCGATAAGAAGTCCAACGCATCCAAGAACTTATCGCAGTCCATTGCATTCAATGTCAAGTTTAAGAGTGACACCGAGATTCAATTCAAGTTAGAACTTGACAGATACTACGAGGCAGTTGACAAGGGCAGAGGCAAGGCAACAAAGAAAAGTGCGATACCATTGAAGGAAGCAATCTATCAATGGATAATTCAGAAGGGAATACCAATAAGTTCAAATAGAGGCAACCTTACAGCAAAGGGTGCAGGCAAGAAGTTAGGAGTAGGCCAACAAACGCTGCGTTCTATGATTAAAACACAAAGAATGAACATGGCATATTTGATAGCAAGAAAGATAAACAGATTTGGAACAAGAGGCAACAACTTCTATTCTGCTGTTGTCAATGATTCATTGTTTGATGACTTGCGGATAGATTTAAGTGATTCATTTAAGAAGGATGTTTTGATAGATATAAATAAAATAGAAATAAAATAATGGCTTATTCATTCGTAGCAGCTTATCAAAGTCCTGCACCAGTATTCAATCCGATGCCATTCGTTGTGACATCAACAGACAACACACAACCAAACTTTAAATATGTGTGCGATGTGTATGTGAGTGGGGTGACAGGGTACACAAGACTTCTGCTCAATTCCGATCCAACGACAGGAGCAGCAGCATTCCTTGTCAATCAGATTTTAAGGAGCAGAGTTACATCTGACTTCGATGTTACCACAACAACGGTAACAAATCCATTTAAACAATGTAGCAATGGTCATGTCATCTATGAGTTAAAGTTTGGACAGCAGTACGGTGCATCTGGTAGCATTGTCACCTATCCAAACATACTTGTGACAGGCACACTATACGGATTCAATGGCTCACTTGATTCACAAGATTGGCTGAATTACATTGGCTCAACTTATAACATTTTATTAAGCACACGCAAATTCTTTCAGAAGGACAAGTCATTTGCTAACTTCCCCATCCGCATTACAGATCAAGCATGGCTGCACTACTTCTGCGACACGACAAATAAAGATGCGTTGTTGAAGATTGTGACTTACAATGGACTTTCAGCAACACCATTGCAGACTATCACCTTGACAAATCAATATACGAACAAATCAACATACAAACTATTTCAACGTGCATCAGTTGGCCCTGTTGACCTTAACCTTGTCGATGCTACATTGATAGTCACAGGCACACAGCCATTCATCACTTCATCTGTTGCATATTACACCATCAACTTGACAAACAGCACAGGAACGCAGTCAAGTGAGATGATGACATATTACATCGACAAGACATGCACCAATTCAGAGGAGTTCCCAGTGTACTTTAAAAACAATTACGGTGGATTTGATACCTATTCATTTTACAAGAAGTCAAAGCGTATAGCAGAGATTTCACGCAAGACATACCAAAAGAATGTGGGAAGTCTTATCGGTAGCAAGTGGAATTACTTGACAACGGATGCAGGCGAGGTGACAATGGACACACAGATCAGCGACAAGTATTTGTTGAATTCAGATTGGATAACAGACAACACAGCCAAGTGGCTCAAACAATTATTCACATCACCAGAGGTGTATCTGTACGATCCAATGTTGGCTATCCATGTGCGAGTGAATGTGAAAGCATCAGCATACGAATCAAAGAAGATAGACAACGAGAAGATGTTTAACTTGACATTAGAATTAGAAGCATCACAGCAATCTTACAGACAACAACAATAGATGATAAGGTCAGAACTTTATATAAACAACATTCGTGTTGAGCTGAATGCAGAGGTACAGGCATCTATCACTTATCAGATAGCAGACATCCGTATGCCTGACAAGAGGCAGGGCAGTTTCTCAAAGACTGTGACATTGCCAGGTAGTCCAACAATCAACAACCTATTCACATCCATCTTTGACCTGAACACATCGGTGCAGACAAGTGGTGTGATTAACTTTGCTCCTGACTTCAATCCAAATCTTAAAGCATCATTCGTGCTGTTGGTAGAAGGCATTGAGCAGTTTCGTGGTTATATGAAGTTGCAGAACATCACACGCACACAAGACCAGTTACAGCAGGTGATGTATGAGGTGAATCTGTTTGGGGATGTGGCGAGTATCTTTGGAGTGATAGGGGATGCGAAGTTATCAGCATTGGATTTGAGTGCATACAACCACACCTACAACAAGGCAACACAAATAGCAACATGGACAGCAGCCATTGGTGGTGCAGGGTATGTATATCCGATGATTAATTATGGGGGTGTGGGTGTGTTAAATTGGGATGTGAATGATTTCTTTCCTGCAATATAT